AAGTGATAGAGGTTCATCAGACAGCTGCATGGATAGACCCGGGGTTTCAGGGTAACATCACTTTAGAGATTATTAATAATTCTTCAAACAGAAGAAAACTCAAGGCCGGGGAATTAATAGCTCAGATAGTCTTTTTCAAAGTAACCGGCACAGTACTGGAGCCTTACAGTGGCAGATATCAAAATTCAGATGGGGTAATTGGTAGTCTAATAAATAAAGAAACGGAAATTAAACCGCTCTTTATTGGTGGACTGGGCCAGAAAGAAAATTAAACTGTTTATTTTGCGGACATTCTGATGAAGTGCCCTATTATTAAATATAAGCTGGCCCGGGCATTTATTAAAAACTTAAAATAGGAGGAAACTAAGATGGCACAATATACTTTAGCTCCTGCGGTAAAAGATATTGCTAATAAGTTAATAGAAAAATATCATAATCACCTGCAGGGTTTCAAGATTATTTACTTATTCAGAGACAAATCAATGAAATCAAAAGGAAAAGAGGTTTATGGTAAAGCTTCAAAAGTTCAGTCTAAGTACCAGGCTATCACCGGAGCAACATTTGTTATTGAGATAGCAGAACCGGCATTTGCTTCAATGGATCACAAACATCAGGTAGCATTAATAGATCATGAGTTAATGCACTGCTTTATAGATGAAAATGAACAACCAACTATACTTTCTCATGACTTTGAAGGATTTAACAAAGAATTAAAAAGACACGGCTTCTGGGCTTCTGACTTGCAGATCATGGAGAAACAGCTGGAACAGATGCAATTATCCTTCGATGAAAAGAAACCTGATCTTAAGGTGGTGAGTGGGTAGTGCCAATCAATCATAAGAATCTGGCCCGGGCCAGAAAAAAAACAGGGAAAACTAAAACATATCTAGCTGAACAGTGTGGTGTTACAATAACCACTTATAGCAAGTGGGAAGAAGGAGAAACAACTCCCGGAGTCGATAAAGCAAAAATACTTGCAGATATATATGAAACAACAGTTGATGTATTATTTTTTAGCAGAGTATTTAGAATAATTTGAGGTGAGATAATTGGATTTTAAATGCAGTTTAAGCAAATGGAGAACTAACAAAAGGTCGGCCAGGTTAACACTACTGGTCGGCCCCAAAGATGCACCGATAGACTTATATAACTTTGAAGATAAACCGCTCGATATTATTTTAGATAGCAATGTTAAGATAAAAGGAGAAATAAAAAATATTGAGCAGCTGGTAAAAGGAAAAATTAAAATTGTGATTATGACTGCTGAAGATTATAAAAAAGAGATTATTAGTGGTGGCCCGGGCCTTAAAAATTCAGATGAAATCAAAGCTACTTTTTTGATTGATGCTAATGAACAGGTTAAAAGAATGAATATGATTAGTGGCCGGCAAAGAAGAAAAGCTTTTGCAACTATAAAAGACATTGCCGAAAGTACTGGTCATGACAAAGATGAAATGTATAGGATTATAAAAGATAAATTTTCGGAAGTCACTGGCTATGGGGAAATTAGTCTTTCGGATTGCACTAGAAAAACTGCTGCTCTTTTTATTGAGTATTGCATAAGGCTTGGATACGAAAGTGGAGTTGAGTGGAAAGAACATCCCAGAGAGAGAATGGACAACTTATACAGATGGCTGCGGCTATGCCTTGATCAAAAAATTTGTGCAGTATCTGGCCTGCCAGGAAAAGAATATTTGATTGATAATTCCGGGGCAATTATTCATGCCCATCACACAGATGCAATAGGAATGGGAAGAAACAGGCAGAAATTTGATGATAGCAATCTCAAAAAAATATCTTTATCAGCTAAATATCATAACGAAGCGCACAGTATGGGTTGGGAATCGTTTAAAAATAAATATCATGTTGAGGGTATTATCTATCCGTAACGGATTAGGTGCTGGCCCGGGGATCGGAGGTTGGTTTTGTTGGCTTGGAGAAATGTAAATGAAAAGCAAGTTAAAGATTTGATTAAGAAAAAGAGAAAAGGTGCTGGCGTTAATGTTTTGGAGGAGGAAGAACAGAAAAAGTTAGCTCAATACCTTGATTATAAATATCAAAAAGGTGATTGGTGCCACGTCCCTAATGAAGGGGACCACAAAGTTCAGTATTATGCTAAGCAAAAGACTTTGGGAGTTAAGTCAGGAGTGCCGGATGTATTAGTTTTCAGGCCGGTTGCCGGCTATAATGGAATTGCTATTGAGCTAAAAAGGTTAAAAGGTGGCCGGGCAAGTGAAAACCAGAAGAGGTGGCTTAAAAGATTTAAAGAGAATGGCTGGGCTGTTAAGTTAGCAGAGGGAGCAGATGCTGCTATTGAATTTATTGAGGGATTGGAGGGATAAAATGATTTGGATAGACTTTTTTGATGAAAAAGAAAACAAAATTAAAAATATAAAAGATAGTAATAAAATTAAAGTAATAAGATTTGATTTTATGGTAGATTGTCATGCAGACCAGATGTACATTTATTTAGAAGAAAAAAGGTTATCATCATTAACAAAACCATCTATAAAAATTAATTATAAACATTTAAAAATAAATAACATAAGCGCCACTATGTTTATTGAAAAAGCAATAACAGAACTCGAATATGAACCAGATGGTTTTTTCTTAGACGATTCTATAACTTTAAGAATCAATCAAGGGCATGATATCAAAATAGAAATTTAAGGAGATGAGGTTATGGAAAATATAGTTGATATAATTGATAACTTTTTAAATAAAATACAAAAAGAAACCAAAAAGAGACCTTATTTAGACATGATATTTTTTGTAAATGAAAAAGAATATAAAAAAATAAAAGATATTTTTATGAGTTCAGCTAATAATAAAAAATTAGTTATCAAGAGAACCATGGCTCATAGTGATCCAGATACTAGATATGAAGCTTATCGTTTTAAAAAGCGATGGATAAAGCTTGGGTTTAGAGTTGATACGAGTTCTGGTGAAAATAATGAAAATTAAACTTAGATTTGAAAATCACGAAACTGGAACTATAATTAGAATAATGGCAGATAAATATAATAATGCCGGTGAACTTTTAAGCTCAAAAAGTGTCGGTTATGTTAGTAGCAGACTAATCGCTAAGGGCGTGAAATTTAAAGATATAGATTTTGATTAAAGGGGTGATCACTATAGAACTAATAAAAAATGTTCCTTATTTTATTTATAAATTCTTTTTATTTCTTGTAATGGCTGAATTTATATTAAACAAAGCGCAATTTTTAAATCAAGTGTTAAATTATCCGGATATGCTGCAAGAAAAAGCGGCGCGTAATTTATCAAGAGAATACCTCATAAAACTAATTGGTGGAATATTAATTTTAAGATTTTTGTTAATAAAACTTTAAAAAAAGGATGAGAACAATGAAAACTGATTTAGAAAGACTCCACAAAGCTGCTTTAAAAGATAATCACAGACCCAGAGAAGGGAAGACTTTTTATGATTGCCATTTAGTTGCCGGGGCCTTAGAATTAGAAAATGAAGAGGTTATAATCTGGCTTCCATCTTTACGCAGTACAAAGCATATAAAACCAATGCTTAAAAAGGTATTACAAGATCATGATATTTCTATAGCAAGCAGACCGAATAGAAATTGTTGGATATTAGATAATGATTCGAGAATTATTTTTGCTCGCGGGAATATTAATGGTTACTCTCATGATTCGGCAGTAGTGACTTTTTGGTAGGAGGAATCTATGATCAATTCCAATAAACGATATAATATAATTACAAGATGCATGAAAATATTATTCATGATTATAAATGAGAGTGGTTTAAATAGAAGTTTAATTGCCGGCAGGTTGGGGGTGAGCTCTAAAACGGTCAGTAGATACATTAACATTTTAAGAGCAGCAGGTTTTGAAATAGTTTATAATTTCAAAAAGAAAGAATATGAAGTAATTAATTATCAAATGGTGGAGGGGTTGGTTGGAGATGTTAAATGAATCTCGATTGATTTGCGAATATCAAGGTATTAAAAGGCATATTCAAGTTCCAGTATTATGCCCCAGATGCAACAGAAGGACTTTTATTTTAGATAATAGAAAAGAAAAGGGTAAATGTATAAGGTGCAGCAAAGAAATGACCGTTGATGAATTACTCGAAGTTGTTAAGGCTGACTTTTTAGAAAAGCATAAATCTACTGATTATCAAATAAGAAATAACAGAGGTGACTGTGGCAATGCCTAATAAAGAGAAAGAAATTATAGAAGAGTTGTTGAATAATTATAGAAGAATTAAAGCAAAAGTTGCAACAGAAGCTATAAAAGATGCTCCTGAATATGCTTTGCAGGCTATAAATTATAGCAAGGTAGGGTCTGGCGAAACTAACAATACATATTCTGATGTAGAAGAATTTGTTGCCAGGAAGTCAGAACAGGATAGTAAGTATAAGTGTTTAGTCAAAGCGAGGAATATTATATATCATGCCTATATTAATTTACCTATTGAAATGAGAAGAATAGTGGAATACTTTTATTTTAACGATATGTCAGTGAAAGATACGGCTAATCGAGTTGATTGTTCAGAAAATACAATTAGAAATAGAAAACCAGAAATATTTGCAGAATTAAAAGTTCACGGGTTGATGTCCGCCTGGGAGTTTTGGAATGAAAGTCGAGAATTATTGAGTTGATTTTATTAAAAACATTAGTTTGGTGTAATTTTGGTATGATTTTGAGTTGTTTTTGAGTGGATTTTCTATATAGAAAGAATATAATGATAGTATGAAGTAATTGTGAGCTTTTCCATTATTACTTATTTATTTCCTATTAAGGTTTTTGCCGGCTTAAACACTACTGTTTAGGCTGGGTTTTTCATACTACCTCTATTATAATATGTGTGGCTCGGGCTCTATGTCCGGGCCATTACTCGTTTATAGAGCTATGAATCAGCCATAATGTAGCACAAACATCAAGCCGCAGCTATTGGATATCATCAAAGAAAGTTGTCAGTTAAGCACTCCCACTGGCTACTTGAACCCTCAGAATTCGCGGGTCCTTCTGAGAATCTAGAGCGTTGCGGTGACGCTGAATCCCAAGAACTGGCTAGATTTCGGTAAAAAAAGTTCAATTTCATACAGTTGGAAACTTTTTATATTTTTTAAATTTGAATATTCATCTTTTATAATAACTGTCATGACAGCTTTCGTGGCAGTTTTATTTTTACCATCTTAAAAACATTTGTTTACAGTATTTTACTGAACTTATGGTGATTTTAATTTCAGTGAAAAGGAGGGTCCTATGAAATTCGCAGTTTCAGCCGAAGAGCTCGCAGAATTTATAGATATTTCCGAGCGCAGAGTTTATCAGTTGGTTGATGCAGAAATTATAGATAGAGTTACAGAAGGAAAATATGATCTCAAAGAATGTGCTAAAAAATATTATGAATTTAAGTTTGGAAGTGGCAATAGAGATCTGAATGAAGTAAAAGCTGAGCATGAAGAAATCAAAAAACGGATTAGTGAAATTAAACTTGCTAAGCAGCAAAATAAAGTTCATGAAGCTTCAGATGTAGAATTTGCAATGACCAATATATTAACTACCTTTAGAAATAGAATTTTAGCAATACCTCCTAAATTATCTCCTCAAATAACAGGAATGAAAAATACAAATAAAATTAGTGATCTAATGAACTCTGAATTAAAAGAAGCTCTTGAAGAATTGTCAGGGTATGATCCATCTTTATTTGTTGATGATGAAGATCTATACGAAGGTGATGCAGTTGAAGTCGAAAACAAAAAAGTTATTCAGGAAGGTTCTCAAAACAGTAGCACCTCCTCCGGATCTAAAAATAAGTGACTGGGCTGATCAATATAGAAAATTACCTCGCGAAACATCAGCTGAACCAGGGCAATGGAGAACTAATCGAGCACCTTATCAAAGAAAAATAATGGATTCTATTAATGATCCAGAAGTTGAAAAAGTTGTTGTGATGAGCAGCTCTCAAGTTGGAAAGTCTGAAATAGTTATTAATGTTATGGGATATTATATTGATATTGATCCGTGTCCAATGTTATTAGTGCAGCCAACTGTAGATGATGCACAGGACTTTTCAAAGAGAAGAATTGCTCCATCAATTAAAGCCACAGACTCATTAAGAGAAAAAGTTTCAGAAAGCAAAAGTAAAGATAGCAGCAATACTATTTTGATGAAATCTTTCCCTGGTGGATTTTTAGCTCTTGCCGGTTCTAACTCTCCATCTGGTTTAGCGAGTAGACCAGTGAGGATTTTATTGTGTGATGAAATAGACAGGTATCCATCTTCTGCAGGAAGTGAAGGCGACCCTTTAAAAATTGCAGAAAGAAGAACAACTACTTTCTGGAATAAGAAAAAAGTTTATGTTTCTACACCGACAATTAAAGATGCGTCCAGAATTGAAGATGAGTATAAAGCTGGAACTCAGGAAAAGTGGAAACTTAAATGTCCTCATTGTGGAGATTATCAATATATACATCTACAAAATGTTAAATTTGAATATGAGAAAGACAAAAAAGGCAATTATAAAGTCTGGGATTTAAAGTATGAATGCACCGAATGTCACAAAAAGTTTGATGAGCATGCCTGGAAGAATCAACCGGGAAAATGGATTGCTGAAAATGATGATGTAATTAAGACAAGAAGTTTTCATCTTAATGCATTTGTCAGTCCCTGGACTCCATGGGAAGAAATTATGGAAGAGTGGCTGACCGTAAAGAAAGATCCGGAGCAATATAAAGTATTCAAAAATACAATGCTTGGTTTGCCCTGGGAAGAAAAAGGCGAAATTGAAGATGAAGAATTCCTTTTAAAACGACGGGAAGAATATGAAGCGGATGTGCCGGATGGGGTTCTACTTCTAACCGCTGGTGTTGACGTTCAAGATGATAGATTAGAATACGAGATAGCAGGCTGGGGGAAAGGGCAAGAGTCTTGGGGGATTGAGTATGGAATGATAATGGGCGCTCCTGATATGCCATCGACTTGGAGAATGCTTTCTGATAAATTAGACCAAACTTTAAGAACTGAGTCGGGTAAGGGGATGAAAATTGCCTGTACCTGTGTTGACTCAGGTGGTCATTTCACTTCAGATGTTTATAAATTTTGCAAAAAGAACGAACATAGAAGAATATTTGCTATTAAAGGTCGGGGTGGCCCGGGTATTCCTTTGATAGATAAGATTTACCGTAGCAAAAAAGAAAATGCTGCGGTTTTTATTTTGGGTGTAGACTCTGGGAAATCAACTATAATGTCAAGGCTCAAAATTAAAGAAAGAGGTGACGGATATTGTCATTTTCCTTCTAATAAAGAGAGAAATTATGATCGCAGCTATTTTCAAGGCCTTATATCTGAAAAGTTGGTCCGGCGAAAAAGAAGTGGCCAGTATCGAATGGTTTGGGAAAAGATAAGTCCTAATCAAAGAAACGAGCCTTTAGATTTAAGAAATTATGCTTTAGCTGCACTTAATATACTCAATCCTAGCTTTGATGCACTTGAAAAAAGGTTAAAACAAAAAGGAACTGGCAGTGTTAGTACAAGCAATTCTAAATCTAGAAGAAAAAAGAAACGTCGCGGTGTGGTTAATAAGGGTGTTTCAGTATAAGGAAGGTGGTTTGAATGGCTTCGAAAGAGAGATTGAAAAAAGCAAAACAAAGATTAGAAGCTTATTATGAAGCAGAAATGGCTGTTCTTGCCGGCCAGGAGTACAAAATTGGAACTAGAAGTTTGACTCGAGCTAATTTAGAAGAAATAAGAGCAGCAATTAATAGTTTAGAAAAACAAGTTGATCAGTTAACTGCCGCAGTAAATGGAAAAGGCAGAAGAAAAGCTTATAGAATTACTGCCAGGGACTTATAAAGGGTGGTCTTATGAATTTAATTGATAAAGCTATAAAATATATCAGTCCTCAGACTGCATTAAAAAGAGAATATGCAAGAGAAAGACTTAGTGCATGGGAAAAATTTCAGAACTCTGGATACAGCGAAAGTGGAGCCAGCCATCAAAAAAAATCAATGAAAGGTTGGAATTCATTAAGCCGCAGCCCTAACGAAGACATCAATGATAATCTTGATACATTAAGGCAGCGTTCAAGATCACTATTTATGGGATCGCCTTTAGCAACTTCTGCTATAAAAACCAATAGAACCAATGTAGTTGGTGCTGGTTTAAAATTAAAATCAAATGTAGATGCTGAAACTTTAGGAATAAGCGAAAACCAAGCTGACGAATGGAAAAGAAAAGTTGAAAAAGAATTTAGTTTATGGGCCGAATCAGTTTGGGCTGATAATTTAAGGTTAAATAATTTCTATGAATTACAGGGGTTGGCTCTGATGTCTTGGTTAATGAATGGAGATGTTTTTCCATTGATAAAAAGAGATGAGCCTAAAAGTTGGATGCCTTACACCTTAAGACTTCACCTTTTAGAAGGCGACAGAATAGGAACCCCTAATGTAGGTAGTAATTTTAGCTATTCAAGTTTCTACAGTGCTCAGTATAATACTTCTGGTAAAAATAGTGAAAATGGAAACCCTATCTATAATGGTGTTGAAGTTGATAAAAAAAGCGGAGCTGTGATCGCTTACTGGGTGGCTAATAAACATCCAAAAAAGAAAATGGATGGCTATATTACAAAATGGAAAAGAGTCAAAGCTTTTGGAGATAAAACCGGCGAACCTAACATTTTACATTTGATGGAACCAGAAAGATGTGAACAATATCGGGGTGTACCTTATCTCGCACCAGTTATTGAATCTTTAAAACAAATAACTAGATATACAAAAGCCGAATTGACTGCAGCAGTTGTGCAGTCATTTTTTACTGCATTTATAAAACAGGATGGCCCAGCCAACGAAATACCTTTTGGAGAAACTTTTATGGGTGAAGAACAAGTTGATGAAGAAGATCCTAACTCTTATGAAATGGGAGCTGGAACAATTAATGTTTTAGGTGAAGGTGAAAGTATTGAATTTGGAGATCCAACCAGACCAGGAAATAATTTTGAACCATTTATAAATGCTATAGCCAAACAAATTGGTGCAGCTTTAGAAATACCATACGAGTTATTGAATAAAGCTTTTCTTTCTTCATATTCAGCAAGTAGAGCTGCATTATTAGAAGCTTGGAAAGCATTTAAAATGCGGAGAACCTGGTTTGCTAATGACTTTTGTCAGCCGGTGTACGAATTATGGTTAACAGAAGCAGTTGCCCGGGGTAGAATTAAAGCGCCTGGTTACTTTAACGATCCGGCAATTAAAAGAGCCTGGGCTTCTGCAGAATGGATAGGACCAGCTCCGGGGCAGGTTGATCCAGTAAAAGAAGTCACTGCTGCAATTATGAGAATAGAAAATGGTTTATCGACTAGAGAAAGAGAAACTACTGAGCTTAATGGAAGCAATTGGGACGATAATATAAAACAACTGCTTAAGGAAAATAAAAAGATCAGAGAAGCTTACGAAGGACTTGGGGAGGATGATCAAAATGCTGTTCAAAATATAGTTAAAACTTTATATAACAAAGAGATTGAAAAGGGGGCGACAAAAATTGACTAAGTTTTGGTCTTTTAAAAATATTGAAAATGAAGATTTAGAAAGCCTTGAATTAAGAATTGAAGGCGAAATATTAGATAGTGAAAATTCTTGGTTATACGACTGGCTTGACATACCCTATGCCAGCAAAAACCAACTCAAAAACACTTTAGTAGAAAATAAAGAAAAAAATATAACGGTTTGGATTGACAGCCCGGGAGGTTCAGTTTTTGCAGCTGCCGGTATATACACCTTGCTTAAAGAGCATAAAGGAAAAGTTACTGTAAAAATAGACAGTAAAGCAATTTCAGCAGCAAGTATGATTGCAATGGCAGCGGATGAAATATATATATCACCTGTTGGCCAAATTATGATTCATAATCCTATTCCAGCAAATGGAGTTTTTGGAGATGCTGAAGAACTAAGAAAAGTTGCTGATGTGTTAGATGAAATTAAAGAAGCAATTGTTAATGCTTATATAGCAGGTACTGGTAGACCAAAAGATGAGATTTGGGAAATGATGAATCAAGAAACCTGGATGAGTGCAAATACAGCAGTAAAAGAAAAGTTTGCTGATAAAGTTCTTTATCAGGATGAAGATGAAGAATTTAACGTCAAAAATATCAAAGATTATGAGTTTAAAAGATTGCAGATAGTTAACAGTATGGAAACATCAATAAAAAAGATGATTTCTATAAAATCAAATGAACAAGCTGCAGAAAACAAAACTAAGAAAGATAATTCTAAAAAGGAAGGTGATCAAGACGTGGAAATTAAAAACTTAGAAGATCTAATTAATGCTTATCCAGATTTAGTGAAGGAAGCAGAAAATAAAGCAGTTGAATCAGAAAGAAAAAGAATTAAAAACATTGACGAAATTGCAGGCAATATTGATCAAAAGCTTGTAAACAAAGCTAAGTTTGATGAACCAATGGATGCAAAGGATTTAGCTTTTGAAGCAATGAAATCTGATAAGAAAAAAGCTGGTCAGTATCTTAATAATGTTAGAGAAGATACTGAAGAGTCAGGGGTAGAAGATGTGGAAGCTAACAATTCAGCTGAAGAAGATGCTGGTCCTAAAAATGTGGATGATAAAGCTAAAAGTATAGTCGCTAAATTTGACGCTAAAAGGAGAGGAGTGAAGATTGATGGCTAATTATGAAGTTGTTGCTAACAATGAACCTGATAATTTAGTTGCTGGCCATGAAGTTCCATTATTGACAACCGGCTTAGTAATTTTAGGAAGCCAGGGTATTTTAGAAAGAGGTACTGTACTAGGTGTTGTTTCCGCTTCTGGAAAAGGTAAACTTTGCGATAAAGCAAGTGCAGATGGAAGTGAAGTTGCTAAATATGTTTTACCAGAAGATGTTGATACTTCTGGAGGAGATGTAACTTTAGCAGTCTGGAAATCAGGTATTTTCAATAGAAATGCTGTGATTTTTGGAGGAGATGATACTCCTGCCGATCATGAAGACGAGTTAAGAGATGTGAATATACATCTTAGAGATTCTGTTAATTACTAAATTTAAGGAGGAAATATAAATGGCTAATGAAATTAATTTAAACAACCCTCGCACTATGAAACCTGCTAGATCAAAAAATATGCCAGTTACGACGTTTATTCGCGACACATTTTTTGGTCAGGCACATACTTTTTTAACAAAAACTGTTGATGTCGATTTTAGAAAAGGAGGACGACAGATAGCTCCTTTTGTAGCTAAAAATGTTGGTGGTATCAACATGGAAAGAAAAGGCTTTGAAACCAAAAACTATGAACCACCTAAAATTGCACCTCAAAGGCCTTTGAGTCCTGAAGTTCTAGAACCTAGACTCCCAGGAGAAACAGTGCACACAACTCAATCTCCGGAAGAAAGACAGGATTACTTTTTGGAGCAAGACTCTCAAGAAATGGAAGACTCAATTTCTCGTAGAGAAGAACTGATGTGTTCTGAGCTTTTAACAGATGGAAAAGTAACTGTTAAAGGTTATATTGATAATGATTTAAGTAAATTTAGAACAGATGAAGTAGATTACCAGTTTAATAATAAAACTATATTAACCGGAACTGATGCTTGGAATGATCCTGGGGCAACAAAATATAAAGACTTAGAGACAGCTGTAGAAAATGTTCATAAGGCTGGTTATAATGCTGAAATGGCCATTATCGGGCAGGATGCATGGGCAGATCTATCGAACGATAGTGATTTCAAAGATAAATTAGATAACAGAAGAATGGAAATGGGAATGATTAATCCTGAATTTAGAACAGTCGATGGCCATGGAGTTAAATATCTTGGTTTCATTAGCGATTTAGGGATTGATTTTTATACTTATTATTCCTGGTACATGGATTATGATGGTGTAATTAAACCTTATTTCCCATCTGATCATGTTGCAATTGCACCTAAAGGAATTGGAGAAATGCTATATGCAGCTGTTACTCAGCTTGAAGATGATAAAAGATATCATACTTATGAAGGAACTAGAGTTCCTAAGATATTTGCTGATACCAGTAATGATGTTATGACATTTAGAATGACTTCAAAACCTTTACCAGCGCCATTTGATATTGACAGCTGGCAAGTACTTGACACTAGAGGTTAATAAAGGAGGTAAATTATGTTTAGAGTAACTCACGGCAAAGTTAGATTTAATAAAACTTTATATGGCGAAAATGAAAAGGCCGGAGATATAATTTCTGGCCTTTCTGCATCTCAAGAAAAAAGCTTAGCTAAAAAAGGCTATGGAGAAATTATAAACAATGTCAAAAAGAAAGAAAGCTCTAAATCTGATAACCCGAGCAAAGAAAAAGAGCCTGAAATTATACCGGATGATTTTACAGTTGAAGAAGTTGAGAAATTAATTTCTGAGACTGATGATCTGGATGAGCTTTATGACATGCTTGATTTTGAAAGAGAAACTAAGAATAGAAAAGGGGTTGTATCCCCGCTGGAAGAAAAGATTGGTGAAATGGAAGAACCACCTGAAGAAGGGGAAGTGAATGTTGATTTAGATCCTGATCAAGTAATCACTGATTAAGGTGTGATGTTATGCCAAAATTAAAAGATTACTTACAATCTGATCTTGATATATTTATGAACACTGATGAATTTGCAACTTCACACAATGTAAACGGAGCTGAAATGGATGTAATAGTTGATAATGACTTAATAGAGCAATGGGGTAAAAATAGGCAGACTGGGTTCAAGGATCCTACTGGGATTTATAATGCAGACATGATGTTCATTGTGAAGGCTGCAGATTTTGGGGATAAACCTCTACCGGGTGAAAATATTAGGTTTGATGGTGACTTATACCAGGTAGCGGACGCAAAAGAGGAAACAGAATCATACCTGATCGGATTGGTGGCGAATTTCTCATGATAAAAATTTCAACAAATATGGTTAAAGAAATTGAAAAAACTCTTGGTAGATATAAGAGTAAAACACCAATTGTATTATATCGAGCTCTTAATAGAGCAGCATCTACTATGAGATCTAATGCTGCTAAGAAAACTCGCAAAGAATATCATATCAAATCAAGTGATGTTAAAAAAACAATAGAAACTATCAAAGCTCGCAGGTCAAGCCTGGGGGCTTTAGTAGTTTCAGAGGGTGAACATGTACCGCTTGATAAATTCAGATATAAACCTAGAAAACCTAAACCTTCTAATCCACCTCAACTTAAAGTTGCTATTAAAAGAGATGGTTATAAAGATTTAAAAGATGCATTTGTAACTGACATTAATGGCAACAAAATATTTAAAAGGGTTGGAGAAAAAAGGTTACCCATTACCAGAATGGCTGGCCCGGCCGTTCCTCAAATGATTGCAAACGATGAAATAGCAGATTATGCACAGGGCAGAGCAGAAGAGACATTTTACAAGCGCCTTGATCATGAAGTTAAAAGAGTACTGGAGCGTGGTAAATAATGGTTCCTATTTTATTGCAAAAACATCTAGTCGATGAAGTTCTTCCAGAAGTTTTTGAAGGCACTAAGTTTTTAAATACAGATAATGAAAAAGTAAATATTAATTTTTATGAGCAGTACTTGCCAAAAAAAAGAAAAGATAATGATGTTTTTCCTTTTGTAAATGTGATTTTGCTCGACGGGGAAGAACAAAGCAAAGATACTGCTAATTCAGCTCATATTCTTTTTATGGTCGGTGTTTATGATGAGAACGAAAACAATCAGGGTTATCAGGACAGCATAATTATTTTAAATAAAATATATCAACATTTAAGAGAAAAAGAATTATTTGATAGTAAATATGTTATTGATTATCCGATCAAATGGATGACTAACGATGATGTAACTTACCCTTATTTTTATAGCGCCTTAGAAACTAACTGGGAAGTCGCAAAAGTTTTACAAACAAATGAAAATCTATACTCATAAAGGAGTGAAATAAATGGCTTATCAACACGGTGTATATATTACAGAACAAGCAACTTCTTTAACACCTCCTATACAGGTTGACAGTGCTATACAGGTTATTGTAGGTACAGCACCAGTAAACTTGGTCGAAGAACCGCAGGCTGCTGTTAATAAACCACTTATTGCTTATAGTTACGCCGAAGCAGTAAGTAAGGTTGGCTATTCTGATGACTTTGAAAATTACACTATATGCCAGTCCATTGATGCATCTTTTAGAGTTTTTAATGTTGCACCAATTGTACTGATTAATGTTCTAGATCCTGCAGAACATAATATAGCTGTAACAGATGAAGTGCATGCAATCGTAAATAATGAAATTGAAATTGAAGAAGAAGGAATAATGTTAGATGAAAACTTTTCTGTCAGCAGCGAAGATGGAACAACAGATTATGTAAAAGATAACGATTATAAATTATCTTTTAATGATGATGGGTTTGTTGTATTAGAAGTTATTGAAGGTGGACAGATAGAAACTGATGGAGAAACATCACTAAACTTAGGTTTTACAAAGTTAGATCCTTCAGCTGTAACTAAAGATGATGTAATTGGTGGTTATGATATTGCTACTGGTAAATATAAGGGCTTAGAAAATGTTGAACAGGTATTTCCTCAATTATCTGTTATACCTGGCACTATTCTGGCTCCCGGTTGGAGTCACATGCCATCAGTAGGTATCGCAATGACTTCAAAAACAAAAGAAATTAATGGATCATTTAGCTGCCAGGCGGTTTTAGATATTGACACAAATGATGTTGACGGAGCTGCAGCTTATAGTGATGCGGCTGGTTGGAAAAATGACAATAGCTACACTGATAAAAATAATATTGTAGCCTGGCCAAAAGCTATGGTTGGAGATAAAACATATTATTTTAGTGCTCTTATCGCGCCGTTAATGGCTTTTATTGATAACCAAAATAAAGGTGTTCCATTTGTCTCTCCATCTAATAAGCAAGCTAAAATTACGGCTACTGTTTTGGATAACGGAGAAGAAGTATATTTGGACCAGGTGCAGGCTAATCTTTTAAATAGTAATGGTATTATAACTGCTATTAATATGGATGGTTGGAAAGCTTGGGGTAATAGAACTGGAGCTTATCCATCAACTTCTGATCCTAAAGATGCCTTTATATCCGTCAGGAGAATGTTCGACTGGTGGGGAAATACATTTATTCGGACATATTTCCAAAAGGTTGATGATCCAACCAACTTAAGATTGGTTGAAAATGTTGTGGATAGCGAAAATATCAGAGCAAATGGTTATAAAGCGAAACAGCAGATAGCTGGAGCTAAGATTGAATTTAACCAAGACGAAAACCCATTGACTGATATTATTGATGGGAAAATAGTATTCCATCAGTATTTAACACCTTACCCACCGGCTAGATCTATCACAAATATTCTAGAGTTTGACCCTTACGCTCTGCAAGCAGCTCTTGGAGGTGAATAATTATGTCAGTAAATCCTATTCCAGAAAAAGTAGTTAACTTCAATCTTTATGATGAAGGCGAAAAAATGATTGGTATTACAGGTGAAGTGACATTACCAAATTTTGAAGCGATGTCAGAAACAATTTCCGGAGCTGGCATAGCGGGAGAATATGAAAGTCCAACACCTGGACATTTTAGCAGCATGGAAATAGAAATCCCTTATAGAACTGTTAATGGTCGCTCAACGAAAATGATGACTCCGACTGCCAAGACCATAATTTTGCGTGGTTCTCAGCAAATCAATGATTCTTCTGCCGGAACTATTGAATATCAACCGGTAAAAATAACTATGAAAGTAGTTCCTAAAAATCTTAATTTAGGCACTATGGGAGTTGGCCAGCCATCTGAAACAGCTAATACTCTTGAAATACTCTATATCAAAATAGTTATTGACGGAGAGGAAGTTTTAGAGTATGACAAACTAAACTTTATTTATGTCGTTGACGGCCAAGATATTCTAAAAGAAGTAAGAGACCAGATATAAATTATATAGGAGGTAAATTAAATGTCTAAAGAAGTGAAAAAAGATAATCCGTTGATCATTGAATTGAATAAACCTGTAAAATTTGAAGATAGAAAAGTAGAAAAAATTGATTTAACCGGTTTAGAAAGCTTAAAAACTATCGATCTAATTGAATTAGAAAAACAATTTAATTTAGATGGTAACTTTTCTTCTCAACCGGAGGCCAGTGTTGCTTATGCAAGATTGGTATCTAACAGAGTTACAGATTTACCTTTGGAATTCTTCGATCAACTAGGTGCAAAAAATATTATTAAAGTAAAGACTGCGGTAATGAATTTTTTCTACGGAGAGGAATAAAAGCCACTGACGGAAAAAAGTTAAGAAAAATTTCTGTCAGTTTAGGTTTGAGAACATCAACCAGTGTTGATTTTTATTATTATTTAGAAATAGATGAACTTTTCAATATAGCTGATGATATAAAGGCGGTGACTAAAAATGGCAAGTAGAACCACTTATCAAACTCATTTTCTTTTGGGCGCAAAAGTTCAATCCAGTATGCATAAATCTTTTTCTAAAGTCCAAAAGAATATGAAAAATATTAGAAAAAGTGCAGGTTATACAGAAAGTGCTTATTCTAAATTAAGCAGAACCATGAAAAGAGCTTTGGGTGCTGCCGGTATATATTTTAGTGCCAGAACAATAGTCACCGCTTTAAAAAGTTCTACTCAAGCAGCAATGGAATTTGAAGATCAAATGGCTGATGTTGGTACTCTCCTGGACGGCAATGTAAAAGAAAAGTTAGGTAATTATAGTGAACAAGTTAAACAAACGGCAATTGCAACTGGTATTTCTACAGAGCAATTAAACAGAGGACTATATGAGACTATATCAGCATTAGGAGAAAGCGCTGATACTTATGATATTTTTCAAAAGGCTGCAGAAAATGCTCGCGGTGGTAATGCTGATGTTCAAAACGTAGTTAAATTTCTATCAGCTACAATGAAAGGTTATGGCGATGTAAGTGCGGAAACTGCTCAAAAAGTATCTGATTTAGGATTTCAGACAGTTAAACTAGGGCAAACAAGTTTCCCAGAACTAGCACAGAATATGGGTGATGTAGTACCTCTTGCTGGTGCGATGGGAGCCAATATGGAGTCTGTTTTCGGGGCGATGGCCACCCTGACTGGTGTTACTGGTGATACTGCAAAAGTAAGTACTCAGTTAAGAGGTGTTTTCACTGCTCTAACTAAACCAACTTCTAGAATGAAAGAAGTTATAAATGGGTTAGGTTATGAATCAGGTGCAGCTATGATCAAAGCAAAAGGTTTCCAGGGGACGCTAAACCTTTTAAAGAAAGCAACTGGAGGATCTACTGAGCAATTAAGTAAAATGTTTGGCCGAGTTGAAGCATTAAATGCAGTTATCGCTTTAACTGGAGCTCAGTCTGAGAACTTTACAACTAAAACAGAAGCTATGTATCAAGCAGTTGGAGCGAGCAACGAAGCTTTTAAAGATAAAGTTAAAACTTCTAAAGCATTAAGAGAACGTTTTGGCCAATTAATTAATGTTTTAAAAATTAATTTTGGTAACAAAGTTTTACCTTATATTAATCAAGGTTTAGAATTTATTCTTACAAATTACAAAGAAATGGGAGCTCAAGCAAAAGCAGCTATGGAACCTGTTCGAGCAACATATAACTTTATAAAAAATAATTGGACTGCAATAGAGCCAATTGTTGTAGGAATAACTTCTGCAATGATAGCATATAAAACTACTCAAATTGCTTTAACATCTGCTCAAAAAGCTGGCATGATTGTCCAAGCAATTTCTAAAGCTTATAGTACTTTTCAGGCCACAATGAATGCAGCAAGATATTCTACTTTAGCAGCAAGCAAAGCTCAGGTAGCACTTAATCTTGCGATGTCAGCTAACCCAGCTGCAGTTGTGGCGATTGCTATAGGAGTTCTGGCCACTGCTGGATATTTACTTTATAAAAATTGGGATAAGATACTACCTAAATTGCAAGCTTTTTATAATCTTATTAGAAATTTACCTGTTGTTGAAGCGTTTATAAGTGGAATAACTGACATTTATCAATCAGGAAAAGAAACTTTTAACGGTTTGATTAACTTTGTCAGTGGCGTTTTTACCGGCAACTGGTCAAAAGCCTGGGATGGAGTAGTTCAGGCGGTCGGGGGCTCATTTTCTTTAATAGGAGATCTAGTTAAATTACCAATCAATAATACTATAGGTTTGATTAATACAGCCCTTGCAGGTATCGGAAAGATTGATATCTCAATTCCTGACTGGGTACCAGGAGTTGGTGGCAAAAGTTTTGGCCCTGACATTCCAGAAATTCCATTGTTAGCAAAAGGAACAAATAATTTTGGCGGAGGTATGGCTATAGTTGGAGAACAAGGTCCTGAGTTAGTTAACATGCCGCAAGGAACTCAAGTAACAACTGCAACAAAAACAGAGACTCTTATTCAGAAATTAAAAGAAACTCCTTCTAAAGCTACAGAAATACTTAATAATCTAAAAAACACTGTTGTAAATAAGAAAGTAAATCTTACTTTTGCCCCTAATGTAACTATTGAAGGTAATGCAGATAAAGAAGATGTAAAAAGAGGAATTATAGAAACTAAAGCTGACTTTGAAGAGTTATTAAATGAATTTTTAGGTAATCCGCGGGCTGATTTTAGTTAAAAAAGAGGTGGTTATTTTGACATATATTACAAAATCTGGTGATACATTTGACATTATTGCAAAAGAAAAATTAGGTAAAGAAAAACACACAAAAGAATTGATGCAAGCAAACGAAGACTATATAGATTATGTTATATTTCCCGCCGGAATAGAGCTTGAAATACCAGAGATAAATGAAAATAGATCTTTAGGTGTTCAGGCTCCTCCTTGGAGGGATTAAAAAATGAAAACTAGAAGAGCAAACCCTGTTATTTATTATGAAGGTACTAATATAACAAAGGATTTAGAAAAAGAAATTAAATCTTTTTCTTTTACAGATGTAGCCTCCGGATCATCAGATACTATACAACTTAAAGTGCACGATATTACAAAAAAATGGCTAACAAACTGGGCCCCTAAAAAAGGTGACATAATTACAGCTGCAATAGAAATTGAAAATTGGAACAGTAAAGGAGATAACAGAACTTTTAGTTTTGGCCAATTTATTGTTGACCGTCCTCGATATCGAGGGCGTCCAATCGAATTAAGTTTAAACGCTGCAGCATTACCTAATAATACTAGTTTTACCACTACTGAAAAAAGCAGAACTTTTCATATAGCAACTTTAGAAAAAATTGCTCAAAAAATATCTACAGAAAATAATTTAAATTTAGTTTTTGACTCATCTTTAAATCCAGAAATTGAATATGTGGAACAAAGTGAAGTTAGTGACAAAGTTTTTTTGAATGACCTATGCACCAGGTATGGTGTAGTAATGAAAATCTATAAAGAAAAAATAGTTCTATATAACGAAAAAGAATATGAAGAAAAATCAGTAGCAACTACTATAGACGAATCAGAATTAGAAGACTGGGATTTAGATCCTAATCTTACTGACAGTGGCTACGATGGTGTTACAATAACTTATTTTGACCCAACGGTAGAAGAAAGAAAAAAATATACATTTACAATTCCAGGTGAAGAAGGTAAGAAAATATTAAAAATTAACGATTTAGTTTTTTCGCTTTCCGAAGCTGAAACTAAAGCAAAGGCAGCTTTGAGAGCCAAAAATAAAAGTGAAATTATACTCAAAGGTAAACTAAGAGGAGGCTCTTTTTTAATTGCTGGCAGCACTATTGATGTAACTGGTTTTGGTGAATATTCAGGCAAGTATTATATTGATCGAATAACTCACACTTTAAAACCTCACAAAATGGGGTTAGAAATGCATAAAGTTCTGGAGGGTTATTAATGAATTTTATTAAGGAAAAAATAATTAAAATATTAAAAAATATGATTCGAATCGGTAATGTCTCGACTATTGATTATAATCGCGGAGCTGTAAAAGTAACTTTTCCAGACAAAGACGATATAGTAAGCGACTTTCTCCCTTATCTTTCGTTTGAATATAACATGCCTAAAGTAGGCGATACTGTTTTATGTGTTTTTCTACCAAACGGAATTTCCAAAGGTTTTTGTCTGGGCCAACCTTATAGTCTCAAAAATATGCCAAAGCAGCCCGGGCCACAATATTATTATAAAAACATTTATGATGAAGCTTTTTATCAGTATGATAAAAACTCAAAAACCTTAACTATAGATGCAGATAATATTGTGCTTAATGCAGCAACATCAATCATTTTTAAAGCCCCTGCTATTACTTTAGATGGAGAAACAAATATAACTCAAAACTTAACTGTTAATAAAAATATAACTGTTAATGGTAAAATTTCTGCAGGTGGAAATATAACCTCAGGAGGAGCTATTATTGACACCGCCGGCAACACTAACCACCACACTCATTAGAAATAAGGTGATTATATGATTGGATATTTTGGTCCGATTATCTTTGAAACATCAGATAGTCGGATTTTGAATTTTAATGACTTTTCTCATTCAGCTTCTGCAAGTTATGAAAAACATCAGATTATTGGCCAAAAACCCAGAAGTGAATTTAGTAATCCTGATCTTGAAACAATTAGCTTTACAATTAATCTTAACGGTAACCACGGAGTTAAACCCCGAGACGAAATAGAAAAGTGGGCCAGCATTGTAAATCAAGGAGAAGCGTATTCACTTGTTATAGGCAGCAAAATAGTAGGAGATGATCTCTGGGTATGTCAGAGCATAAGCTCAGCCTGGAATACTTTATTTAACCAGGGAGAATTATTTTCAGCAAAAATAGATATCTCTCTTGAAGAATATATTTCGGAGATGTGATGCAAATGATTGATACAACAAAAATTAATTTGAGTTTAAATGATGATCTTGAAGAATATCAGGAAGTTATAAGAAATGTGAAAACTATACTTACCACTCCGAAAGGAACAGTTGCTTTTGATAGAGAGTTCGGAATTGATTGGTCTATTCTTGACCAACCGATGGCCCGGGCCAAAGGACTTTTGACTGCAGAGTATGTTAAACAGGTAAGAAAATATGAACCCAGAGTAAAAGTTACTGAAGTATTATTTGAAAAACCAAACCAAGATGGAGTTTTAATACCTAAGGTGGTGTTAGAAAGTGGCTAAAATTGAAGAATTGAAACACTTGCCGGAAATAAATTTTGTGGAGACAGATGTAGAAACTATGCTGGCTGACGCTATAAAAGGTTATGAACAAGCTTTTTATGATCAGACAGGGAAAAAGAAAACTTTAAGGCCGGGTGATCCTGTTCGAATTTGGATTTACTCTCAGGTTTTGAAACAATACCAAACTAACTTATTAATAGATAAAGTAGCTAAACAAAATTTACTTTATTATTCTGAAGGTGAAAAATTAGAACATTTAGCTGCACTGTTAAGTGTTGAAAAAGATGGTCCACAAAAAGCGATAACAACTATGGAAATTACTCTTTCTGCAGCACAAGGTAATGCAGTTCCGATTCCTAAAGGCACCAGAGTTACTCCTGGTAATAATATATTTTTTGAAACAACTGAATATCATGAAGTTCCGGCCGGATCCACAACCTATGAATTTCAAGTCACCTCTACTGAATCAGGAACGATTGGTAATGGTTTTACAGCAGGTCAGATAGATACCCTTGTAGATCCTATACCTTATACTGAATCAATAACTAATATAGATACAAGTCAGAATGGAGCTGAGGAAGAAAGCGATGAAAGTCTGACCAGAAAAACATATTTGAAACCGGAATCATTTTCAGTTGCTGGCCCTGAGGGGGCATATATATTTTTTGTCAAAGAATTTAGTCAAAGCATTATTGATGTTGTACCGACTTCTCCTTCTCCAGGAGTTGTTGATATTAGATTTATTCTAGAAAGCGGTGAAATTCCTGACCAGGCAATAATAGATTCTCTAAAAGAATATTTAGATTTTAAAAAAAGAAGACCGCTTACGGATAATGTTCAGGTTGGAGCTCCAGTTCAGGTTATGTATGATATAGATTTGACTTATTACATATCTTCGAATGATGAAGATATTGCTCAAAATATACAAGATGCAGTTGATCAAGCTATATCTGATTATCAACAATGGCAAAAAACAAAAATTGGCCGGGACATAAACCCAGATGAACTCAAAAGTAGAATAAAAGAAGCCGGAGCTAAAAGGTCTATTGTTACAACACCAGCATTTACTCAAGTTCAGAAAACAGAGGTGGCAGCTGCAGCCAATATAACTGTTAATTATGGAGGTTTAGAAGATGAATAATAAATTAGATGAAGTTAAACTCATTGAAATTTTACCTCCAAATTTAAGAGAAGACCCGGATATCATAGCAGCAAGCGAAAGCATAGACGCTGAACATCAAATAACAGTAAGCAAAATAAACAATGTATTGACTGTTGGAGATATTGACAATGCTGAAGAAAAGATTGTCGATCATTTAGCCCTATCGGCTCACGCTGATTATTATGAGCTAAGTTTATCAATTGAGAAAAAAAGAAAAATAGCAAAAAATGCTTACATCCTACACTATACAAAAGGGACACCATATGCAGTTGAACAGCTTGTCAGTGATGCATTTGATAATGCAACTGTGGAAGAGTGGTTTGAGTATGGTGGAGACCCTTATTATTTTAGAATTCAGGTTGAGGATAGAATAACTGATCAAGAAGTCTTAAGAAAACTACTGAAAGCTATTAACTCAGCAAAAAATAAAAGGTCCTGGTTAGAATCTGTTAATATTAAGCGCGAAAATTTTGCTAATTTATACCTGGCATCTTTTATGCATACTAATCAAAATGTCACTTTGAAACAGATCCCAGTTCAAGATGTTTATGATCCAGTCAATAATCTTTATGTTGCTGCAGTAAATAGACAATCAAAAGAATTGATTTTAAAACAAATACCCTTACCTGAGGTTATAGAAAGTTCAGGTGCTTTAAAAGTTGGAGTCGCAAACAGACAAAGTAATTATTTAAAATTATACACGGAGGTGTAAATTATGGCCCAGTTTAATAGTTTAACAATTACTCAAGATGGTTTAGAGCTCCAATCAAAAGCTCAGACTGGTACTACTCTAAATTTTACCAGAGCTGCAGTCGGAGATGGAGAATTGCCAGATGGCACAAATTTGATTGATTTAACTGCCTTAATAAATGAAAAAGAATCACTTAATCTTACCGATTTATTTGTTGATGGCAGCGGGAATGCAAGAGCCAGGGCTACTGTTTATAATCAAGGCTTAGATACCGGGTTTTATATTAGAGAGATTGGACTTTTTGCTAATGACCCGGATAAAGGCGAAATTTTATATTGCGTAGCAAATGCCGGGCAGTATGCTGACTTTTTACCTGCCGGTACTGGATCAGATATTGTAGAGTCAACTCTTGATCTAGTAACTATTGTAGGTAATGCAGATAATGTAACAGCTCAGATAGATGAAAGTCTAACTTATGTCACAGTTAAAGATATTAATGATAAATTAGATTTAGAGACAGCTGATCATCAGTATAAATTAGTAGTTATTGATGGTTCGCTTGTTTTAGAGGAGGTATTATAAATGAAAGGATTTCCAAAGAAACTTAATTCAAAAGCAGATTATGAAAACATAGTCGATGATTTTGGTTACACTCAAAAAATTAAGGAAGCTTATCAAGCATTGTTAGAAACTGATAAGCATTATGTGTTTGATAAAAAATTGGCAGCAGAAACAGATAGAACTGGCCCACTCCCTAATTATAAAGTTATGAAAGAAGATGATCAGGAAACTGAGACAGTGAAAATTGTTCAGTACAAATTAGTAGATAACCCTGACTCAAAATTAAAAGAGTTAGGATTTACAGAAGCCGAAGTTCAAGGGGTGATTGACCAATGCTAAGTGTAGTAGGAGCAGATAGTCCTGCTTTTTATAATGCAGAGGGAAACATAGAAAAGACAGCCGGAGTTCAGGGAATAGATATCCCGGCCCTGGCATTAAGAATTAATAGACAGAATCTAAAAATTGAATCAGCATCAGCACTAACTGCCGCAGACAATGATGGCAGTTTTTCTAGTTTTGCGATGGGTACTGATTATTATATCTATGCATGTCAGCCAGCTGATGGAATTGAACCAGATTTTGTACTTTCAGCTAACTCTACTTATCCAGATGCAATACCTTCTGGTGTTACTCCCAGTGCTGATAATACTCGCAAAATCGGTGGTTTTCACTATGGCCGGGTAAGGAATAGTTCAACAGTTTCTGATGTATCAGAGAGTATTGTTCCGAACTCAGTCTGGGACCTTGTTAATCGTCCGAAATGTTCCCCTGAGGGGATGGCTAAGGTCGGTAACCTATGGGTTGATATTTATCTGGCCGGCGATGATGGCAACGGCGGTGTTGAGTCTAAGTATAACGCTACACCTATCACCGGTACAGAAGGACTTAGTTGGTATAGTTTCGCTGAGAGATTTGCTAAGGTAGATAAGAGAATGGCATCAATGTCAGAATGGACAGCGTTAGCTCAGGGCAGTCCCCAGGGTAATGATGGTGATAACGTCAATGCTTGGTCTAATACATCAAACAGTGGTAGAGCATCAACTGGTACTGTAACAAATGCTATCAGTAATTATAATATTGTTGATTGTGCCGGTAATGTTTGGGAATGGCTTGATGAAGTTTCAATCAGACAGGATTCTACAAGTTGGCAGTGGTATGATCCCGCAACTGACTTCGATGAAACAATGGAGTCCGGATGGGACCAGCTTGGTGATATGTATCTCCCTAATGCAGATGGCCTTTCAGCTTTCCGCGCCGGTGGCTATTGGGCTGATGGTGTTCACTGTGGTGCTCGTGCGTTGGGCCTGAGCCGCAGGCCTTGGCACGTGAACTCGTATATCGGGTCTCGTGGTGTCTGTGATCCTCTGTAATTCGTAATTTGATAATCTGTCTTTTTATTAAGGTGTGAATATTTATCAAAAATCTAACAATACATCAAAAAGTATATGATCTTATGGTTTGGTTTTTCCCGATCGTAGATAACTTTCCAAAGTATGAAAAATTTGTACTTTGTACACAGATTAAGAACTCTGTACTTGATATCTCAAAAATTATTATTGAAGCAAATAAAACCAGAGGTAGCAAAGTTAGATTTCTACATCGGATTGATGTCAGACTTGAACAGTTAAGAATGCTAATTAGGTTTGCTCATGAAAGAAAATATCTAAACCATTCTAAATATGAAAATGTATCTAAAAAAGTTGATGAAGTCGGCCGAATGCTTGGTGGCTGGATAAAATCATGTGAATAAAATTTTGGGGTTAAGAGCGTTTTTTCCACGCCGGTGGCAATTGGAATGATGGTGTTCACTGTGGTGCTCGTGCGTTGAACCTGAACAACAAGCCTTGGAACGTGAACTCGAATATCGGGTCTCGTGGTGTCTGTGCTCTTCATGCAAAAATCTTTCAGACAGTAGTGGTTACGGCCACTGCTGCAGTGTTTCTAGTAATGAGGAACAGGCTTTTAATCCCTGCTGAGATACTTTTTTAAGTCAATCCAGCAAAAAATTTAGATTGCTGGCCAGGCAGTAAGTATTGAAAGATAGAAAATTGTCACAGTCAGCGACTGCCCGTTCTCATTTGAGCGGGCTTTTAATTTTCACCCAAATATAGAGAAAGTGGTGAGATAATATTCCAAAAAAATTTAAGAATTCATATCCAAAAATATACGATTTTGAGAACCTATACATTTCTTATGAAAATGCTAGAAAATCTAAACGATATACTAACCAGGTCCTTAAATTTACCAATCAACTAGAAAGCAATTTAATTAATCTACAGAACCAACTTATTTGGAAAGAGTATTTACCTGGCGAATATCATCAATTTTATGTCTATGAACCTAAGCAGCGTTTAGTTATGGCACTTCCTTTTGAGGATAGAGTGGTCCAGTGGGCGGTATATAGAAATCTAAACCCTATATTCGATAAGACTTTTTATGAGCATAGCTGCGCCTGTCGGATTGGCAAAGGTACTCATTATGCAGCGGACCAGCTGCAGCACTGGATGAGAAAACTTGATAGAAGTCCAGGAGAAACTTATTATCTTAAAGCTGATGTTGCAAAATATTTTTACCGAATAGATCACAGAACTCTTTTTGAAATTATCAAAAGAAAGATTAGCTGCAGAGATACCTTAGAGTTGATCTGGAAGATAATTAAAAAAGATGATGGTGAATTTGGAATACATCTCGGCGATCATTACTTTGAACAAGGGAAAATTAAGGGGATAGGAATCCCGATCGGTAATTTAACCAGTCAGCTTTTTGCAAATGTTTATCTCGACTTCATGGATAAGTTTATAAAGCATAATCTAAGAGCTAAACACTACGTCAGATATATGGATGATTTCGTTATTCTGGGAAAACCAAAGAAAGAACTACATACTATCAGACAGGAAATAGAAATATTTCTTGCTGATTACTTAAAACTTGAACTTAACAACAAAACTACTGTTGATAATATATGGAATGGTATAGATTTTTGCGGATATGTTACTTATCCACCATACCGAAAATTGAGAAAGAGTACAAAAAGAAAACTAAAAAGACGGCTTAAATATCTTCAAAAGAAGTACTATAAAGAGGAGGTGGGAATAGATGAAATAAATGCCAGTGTACAAAGTTACTTGGGAATATTGAAACATTGTGATAGTCATAATCTCACAATGTCAGTTATTGGCCAGTTGGAAGATGAAATACTTAATCAACTAGATTTAGAGGACGCTCTAGAACAAAGAAGTTGATGCAATATACAGATAAGCAAATACTTTTGCCTTGTAGTGGGGCTTGTTTTGAGGTGAAAACACGTGAATGCAAAATGGAGACCGTTTACAGACGAAATAATTTATTATTGGAACAAATTTTTTGAGCATACATTTATAAAAAGTTTTCTCGCGGTGGGGGGCACATTGCTGACTATGATATTTGGAGATATGAATGCAGCTATGCAGGGTTTTTTAATTTTGTTGGCGGCAGATTATACAACAGGAATTATAAAAGCAAGTAAAAAAGGTCAGTTATCAAGCTGGATGTCCCGGAAAGGTTGGGGGAAAATAGCAACATATTCAATCGTTATTTCTCTTGGCCATCTTGTAACTCAAATAGGAATGGCCGGCATGAGAGATTTTGTGCTTTTATGGGCCGGAGCTACTGAAGCAATTTCAATTTTAGAAAATTGTGATGAACTTGGTGTTGCTATACCTGAATTCATGCGCGAGAAACTTTTAAGAACAAAAGAAAATAAATTTGGAGAGGAGATAAAACAATGAAAGTGGTAGATGTAAGAGATAAATTACCAACTCATAATTCAAAAAAATATCCAACCAGACCAATTTCAGCTATATATTATGTAGCAGTGCATCATAGCCTTACAGATAATATGCCTGGAGGTGAAGATATTTATGCTTTTGCCAGGTATCATGTAAATAATTTAGACTGGCCGGGCATTGGATATCACTATGTAATTGATGCGGATGGAACTGTTTATAAAACTAATGCAGCCAAAACAAAAAGTTATCATGTAGGAAAACATAATCAGTCAGCATTAGGTGTCTGCCTGGTTGGTGATTTCCGTGACTATGATCCAACAAGTAAACAGTACAAGGCGCTTGTTGATTTATTGAAAACATTGCAAAATGCTTATGGTATTACTACTGAAAACATCAAAGGTCACAGTGAATTTGAAGGTTATCAGTGGAAAAAGTGTCCGGAAATAGACATGGACCAGTTAAGAAAAGAGGTTTAATAATATGACTGAAAATGAAAAGAAAGAATTAAAAGGGAGATTACTTTCATTTGTTTCTAGAAAGTTTCTGATAGCTCTAGTTATTTTGATAGCTTCTACTGTAATGGTCATGAAAGATCAATTAAATGCAACTCAGTGGCTTAGCATAGTTACTGCAGATCTTATAACTTATGATTTTTCAAATGCTTACTCAAAAAAAGCAAAGAAAGGGTGGTAATTTGAAAACCAAAACTAAGATTATATTAATTGTAATAGCTGTAATAATTGCTTTGGCATTGCTGTTTTTTGTAGGCAAAGAAATTGCTGCAGGTTTTGCAGCTGTATTAGGTATTTTCGGTTTTAGTGGTAAAAAAGCTCTTAAGGAAAGATCTGATGAAATCAGTAAAAAAGCTGATCAGGAAAAAGAAATAACTGAAGATGTAGAAAATAATATTGATGATCGTATAGCTAAAGATGAGCAGCTGCAGCGGGATGATAAAAAAAGAGCCAAAATTGCCGAGGATTTAGAAAAAGAAGATGAAGATAGGGAAGAACGATTAAAAAAGATTGATCAGGAACAGGAAGAAAGAAGAAAAAAAGGTAAAGAGTTAAGTGCCAGGCTGGAAGAATTAAAAGGGGATGGTGAAAATTAAAAAAATACTGATTATTATTATAACCTTAATTTTGTTATCCTTCCCTGGACAGATAAATGCCGAAGATCAATCCGATGTGAGCTATCAAAAGCTTTTAGAGAGAAATCAAGAATTAACTAAAATAGCTGAAGGCTTTAAACAAAATTGGCAGGAAGCAGAAAAAAATATTGATGAATTGCAAAAAGAAAATAAAGACTTAGCTACTAAAAAAAATAAATTCAAAACTTTATATGAGCAGGAAAGAGAAGATAAAAAAGAATATAGACAATTATATTTAAGATCTCAGGAAGACTTGAAGAAAACTTTAGATTCAAATAAAAGACTACATTCTTATATTGATAGCTTGAACGAGACTATAGACAATTACTTGAATAGAACTGATATATCTGTATCAACCAGTATTGGTATAAATGCTAAGAATCCGGAAGAGAGCTTGTTCATAGTAGGCTTTGAGTTCGGACTTTAAATAAATAACTTTGTAGCGGAGGTAAATATGCAATATTTAATGTTTTTACTACTAATTATTTTAGATTTGATTTTTAGTGCTGGGACTTCATATTTTGTTTTAACTAAAAAAATGAAGAAAATAGATAGAAATTCTAGCTGCGGGACTGGAAGTATTGGAGAAGCAATTTTTGCTTGGATAATTGTTGTTGTACTCTTTATAGTTTTACTTGCTGTTTATGGTTCATTATTATATTGGATAATGTTTCTTTTAATTTAAAGGAGGTCATTGTGGCCATTTTAAAAGTTTTACTCATTGTTTTAATTTCCATTATCATTTCCGGGTTACAAAGCTATTCGGTGTACAAGTGGCTGTTAAGCGGAGATCATCAAGCACCTTTTAATCCTTTTGCACCTCAACAAAATTCATTGATAGGTGCTGCAGCTGCCGGAATTGTTTTCGCAACTGTAAACACAACTATATTACACTGGATTATATTTTAACTATTAACCTCTAGGGCGAAAGCCTTAGGGGTCTTTTTTTATTTTTTTAAATTATTTTTATAAATTCATTGAAGTTGTGCTACATTAATGCTACACTATAATTAATGAAACTAATTATAATTTAAAGAAGGAGTGCTATATGGATAAAAATAAAGTTATAAGAGTAAGGGTTAGCGGAAAATTTTTAGAAAGAGTCGATAATGAATCTAAAAAAAGAGGGATGACTAGAAGTGATTTTGTTAGGTTTGCATTAGAAAATACAATCCAAAGTGGCCAAAAAAATAATTAATAAGAATAGGGGCGATAATAATGTTTAAAAAAATAATCTTTGTGTTTTTAGCTTTAATTATTATAGGTTTTGCAACCGGAGTTTTGAATATTAATTCTGAAAAAAATAAAATTAATAAAAACCAAAATGTAAATGCGATAGAAAATGAAAAAGATCAAGCAGTTGATTATACTATCATTGACGATGAATTAAATTTATATGATGATGTTTTTAGATATAATTATCATATAGTTGTAAAAGGCGAACCAGGAGTAAAACAATTAAAAAAAATTGCTCAAAAAGTAACTGAAAAAGCTAAAGATGATAAAAATTTTAATGCGTTAAGAATTTCTTTTTATGATCGCAAAGAATATGTTGGTCATGGAATAACACTGGGAAATGTTATTTTTGCTTTAAATGGAGATTGGGGAGAAGCTCAAAATGTAGTTAGTGGTGATTATGATGTCATGGAGTTCAAATATAATTTATTAGAAAAAGATTGGAGTAAAAAATTAACTAATCAAGAAGTTGAAATTTGGTCTTACTATAAAAAATATAGTGAATCAACTAATCAAAGTCAAGATGAAATTTTCGAAACAGCTGCTAAAAAGTTCAATATGACTGCTGTAGAAGTTAAAGATATCGTATTTAAAAAAGTTTTCTGGAATGGGAATAGCAAAACTGAATAGGTTCTTAAATACAGGCCTTCATTATGGCCTGTAATCTTTTATATTAATTGTGGATTCAAAACGATACGCCCCACCTCCACCATCAACATCCACAATATAATCTATAGTTATATTGTTTTCATATACGGTGACTTTTTTAACGAAAGTTTTGACGATCCTTCGCTGATCTTCAAGGCTTTCGTTTTTAATGTTTCTATACTTAATTAATTCCTCAACTATTCTTTCTTTAGAAGGGGAATTATTTTCAGCTTGAAATCTAGCTTCTTCGAGATACATTTCATAATCAGCTTTTTGATTTTCAAGAGAATTCAATTTTTCATTCATTGAAGGTTGGTATAATCCTTCAGCAACAGCTTCTGTAATATTATCAATTTTTTTCTGAACATTTTTTAAATGATTTTCAAATCTTTCAATGTCAGAATTAATTTCTTTATTTTGATTCTTAGCAAATTTGTATACTTTGGCAGCTATATTTTCTATTGCAGCAGGGGAAAACAGTTCTTCTACCATGTTGTCTAAAACAGCCTTTTCCACAAAATCTTTGCTAATTGAAGGCATGTCACAATCTCTTTTTCTCTTCCTGGTAGAACATTCGTAAGAAGTATAGATAGTTTTCTTTCTTCCAGCAGTCCTTCTATTTCCGACCATTGCCCCTTCGCATTTTCCGCACTTAATTAAACCAGCAAGAATATAAATTTCTTTCGCCTTGTTGTTAACTGCTTTCTTATTACCTTTCATTCTTTTTTTCACCTTCCTCCAGGTATGATCATCAATAATCTTTGGCATTCCACCTTCAATTCTAATAATTTTCTTTTTATTTTTTGATTTATGATGATTTCTTTTTCCGGCCCTTTTACTTACTGATCTATTAAATATATAGACACCTCGATATTTTTCATTAACTAAAATGTCATGCAAGCTGGGTCTACTAAAATTACCACCTGTTTGAGTTTTAAAACCTTTCTTTTTTAATTCATCGATTATCTCCGAATATCCATGGCCATTAGCATACATTTCAAAAATTAACCTTACACTTTTTGCCTGATCTTCATTAATTATATAGGTTTTGTCTTCGGCAACATCAAATCCAAGTGGAGCTATCCCTCCGTTATGTTTACATTTCAAAGCATTTTCTTTCATACCTTTTTTAACTTCTCGTCTTAAATTAGCAGAATAAAATTCGTTATATCCTTCCAAAACAGATTCTAGTATTATAGATTCCGGACTGCCGTCTAAATTTTCTAAAACAGAAAGAATTTCAACTCCATTTTCTCTCAGTTTTCTTTTGTAAACTGCCGAATCATATCTATTTCTAGCAAATCTATCTAATTTATGTACAATAACAAAATCAAATAGATCCTTTTCACTGTCTTTTATCATATCTAAAAAAGCAGGACGATCAGAAGTGGTAGCTGATTTTGCCCTATCAGTATAAGTTTTATTAATTTTTATATCATTTTTTGCTGCATATTCTTTAACTGCTCTAATTTGAGCATCTATAGATTCTTCTCTTTGGTTGCTGGAGCTAAACCTTGCATAAATTGCAGCCGTTGGTTTACTCATATTTATCCTCCTGATGTTTAAATCTTTTTAAAACTCCTAACGGTTCAAAACAAATATAATAATTTTTATATTTAATATTCGAACCATATTTTCTTTTATAAAATTTCATTCCATTGATTAAAAATTCTTCTGTAACTTCTAAATAAATTGATAATTGATATCTTGATTTAACTCCATCTTCAAAAGCTTTAATCAAATCTTTAAAACTTATTAATTTTTGATAAGCCCAAGCTCGAGCTCTTTTTTCTTGCTTTATATTCGATATATTATCTTGATTAATTATATTGCCATATGTAGTATAGTAATGTCCTAATTCTTCTCCTAAAACACACTTTTTTTGTGCTGCAGTTTCTAGTTTATTGCTTAAAGAAATAATGTTATCTATATAAAGACCTTCCAAACGACCAATTTTACAATTTTCTATGACTTCAATACCTTCTTTTTTTGCTTTTTCTAATAAATTTTTATAAGTCATTTTTTGCCACCTCTTATTTATCTCTTTTAGACAGCAGGTACTCAATATATTTTTCTAATTCTTTTATTTCACTTTCAGTTAATTCATCTCCATCCAAATGAGCTGCGATAGTTTCTGGCATTTTTTTGTGATCACTTCTTTTTTTAACATCATATCCACTTAACCAAGCTGGATTCACATTAAAATATCTGGCTAAAGTTTCAACAGTAGGTATTTTTGGTGTTGTTTCTCCAGAAGAATAACGATAGACTGTAGATTTATTTAAACCTATATTATTTGCAATTTGAGGTATGGATTCAGAACTGTTTTTTAATAATTCGTTAAGTCTTTTAACAAATTTCTTTTCTTTAATTTCTTTTTTTCGATCCATTTCCGCACCTCCTTATAATGTAGTATGTTTTTATTATAATACTATAAATCTATTTTTGCAACAAAAATAATGCATTTTATTTAAAAAAAGTTGCAAAATGCATTGACAATCTGTAAATACTCTGCTATTATAATATACAACAAGTTGCAAAATGCGAATTAAATAAGGGGGTGATTGACTTGCCAAAAAGAAAATATCCGGAATTGTTGAAAGTGAAAGGTAAGATTAAAGAAGAAAAAGAAACCATTGAATCAGTAGCCGAAAAAGTTGGAATGGCAAGGAACACTTTGTCTAGAAAATTGAATGGATATACTCCAATGACGCTACCTGAAATGTATAAAATAGCAAAAATATTGGGAATTGATCCAGATGAGATTGTTGATTATTTTTTTATAAATTGGTTGCAAAATGCGAATAATGAAAAAGGAGGAGAAAAAAATGGCTTTAGCAATAAAAAGAGTGACAGTCGATAGAAAAACAGGTAATGTTACAAATCGAGAAATAATAGACAGCAATCCAGATATAAAAGAAAGTGAAATTTATTCTCCTTTTTCAAAAATAGTTTATGACAAAATTATGAATAGGGAGGGAAGCAATTAATGGATCAACTAAAAGAGAGCAAGTTTAACTATAGCCAACTCCAACCAGAGATGGCTAATTTTTTGAAAACAAAAGAAACTAACATGAAAGAAATTGTTGGCAGCGCTTATACCAGAATTGGAAAAGAATTAAAAGATGCTCAAGATAAACTTTCTCAAAATGGATATGGTTGTTTCCAGGAATGGTACGAAAGCTTAGGTTTTAAAAAAGATAAAGTTTATAGAATAATAAAAAGGTATAATTTGATTCTCGCAAATAGCGAGAAACAAGATTTAATCGAAGACTTACCTTTAAGCTTGAGTTACGAAATCGCAAAAAAATCAGCCGATCCAGAGCTCAAGCAGCAAGTCCTGGATGGAGAAATAACTTCTCATAAGAAATTTAAAAAACTAAAAAAAGAAAAAGAAAAACTTGAAGAAGAGAAAGAAAGACTGGAAGAAAGTAACCAATTTTTAGAACAAATTAGAGATGGTCTTATAAAAGAGAGAGACCAGGAACGTCAGAAAAAAATAAATGTTTATAAAAAAATTAAGGAATTAAAAGATAAAGAACCTGAAACTATAGAAAAAGAAGTTATTCCAGATGATTATAAAAGAATGAAAGAACAAAACAGAAAAATGAAGCAGCAGCTGCAGCAAAAGCAGAATGAACTAGATAAGTTATCTAATGATATCAAGGAGTTGAATAAAGATAAAAAAATCATTGAAGAGAAAGCCAATCTTAATGAGCGGGAAGCGGAAGAATATAAACAGCTTAAAAATAAAATAAAAAATCTCAAAGAACAAAAAAACAGTATTCACAGAAAGTTTGAAGCTGTTGGCAGTATAGCTGATTTTGTAACTGATATAGAAAGCTTTTTGCAGAATAAGCTGGCTCCAGTTAAATATTCTCGAGCATTAACTGAAGCAAGTGATGATGAAATTGTAGTCAAAAATGTAAAAGAAATAGTAGGTAAAGTCAGAGAGTGGTGTAATGAAGTTGAGGATCTACTGCCAGAAAAGAAAAATTATATTGATGCTGAGGTGATTGATAGTGAGTAATGAAGTTATTAGTTTAAAGCAAAATGATATCCAGGAGCTTAACGATGAAGAGCTTGAAATGCTTCAGACTAAAGTAATGAATGCTAGAATTAATAAACTTGCTGCTAAAATTAACGAAGCAAACTTGACTGCTAAAAAAGCTGAAAATAAAGCTAAAGAAGCTAATAGAAAACTAGAAAAATTAGAAAAAGAACAGGAGGGGATAAAAGATATAGCGGTCAATTCTGCTAGAGTTAATGCTCCTCGATATGACTGGGTAAATCAAAGTACTTTTGGAGAATTTTTGGAACCATCTATTGGTTCTAGAACCTTTGGGAAATTACTCAAGGTAGTAGGTTTAGCTAAAAGAAATTCAAGCAGGACAAGGCCATATAGAAAATATGTCGGTAAAAGCAAATATGCCAGGGTAAAGACTTTTGAAAAATATAATACTACTGATTGGCACTATATAAGATGCCTCGATTTTATTGATGACTGGCTGGAAGAACACGGTTATTATAAAGATTTTTATTCTACAGAAGATGAAAAGCAAAGAAAAGAATATATCGACTGGTTATATGTTAAGTATGTCGATTAGGAGTTGATCAAGATAAAGAAATTGTATTCAGAGCTCAGCAAAAGTTAGGAATGAAAACAGGACTGGGATATGCAAGCATAAATTTTGTTGATTAAATGACTGATCAATTAGCATTATCAATTATCAATACTTTAGAAAAACAAATTTCAAAAATCAAAGATGATATGGAAGCTAAATTAAATAAAAGGAATTCGGGAGAGGATGAATTAAATGCAACTGACAAAAAATGAAAAAACAGCTAGTTTATTACTTGATTTATTTGCGGACTTCAATGATAAAGCTGAGGTTATTTATTATGTAGATCCAGTAGATGAATTAGTAATGTGTTCTATAGGAAAAGAAACAAAACTCATTTGTTCCATAAACGAGGTAGAAAGCGCAACCAGTACTAAAGATGATGTTTTATTCATTGAAGCGGGCAAAACTTTTAAATTAACTAAATTTGGTCCTGTGGAGGTGCAAAAATGAAAATAGAACTAAGTCTAACTGAGGAAATGACTGTTATAGGTTCTTTGCAAATGAGATTAGCGCAGCTTAAATCTATGAATAATGAGGATGATTTTATAAAAAATGAAATTAGGAAAACAGAAAACACATTAAGAAGAATAAGAGAAGAGAGTAAAAGACAGGTTGAAGAAATGATAGGAGATGATCCGGATGGGAACAGTTAGAGAATGGCAATTATTTTTGATGGGATTACTATGGGGATTACTTTTATTTAGGTTACTTCCTTCAACATTCTTAGAAATATATAAAGAATTTAAAGAATTATTTATACTGCTGCTGGCCCGGACAATTATATTTTTTAGACGAATCAGAAAAAAATGGACTATTTGGCGAAAAAGCAAAGAAATCCCAGCTGATGGAACAGCTGAGATTCAAAAGAAAAAACACTCTAAGTACATTATAACAAATAGCTGCACTGATTTCCATAGACAAAATTTCGAGAGGTGGAGGTAAATGAAATTATTTTTAAAATTTAAAATCTGGCTGATTGGTATATTGATTCCTTCAATTCATAAAGACTTAGATTTTTTAGAATTGAATTATGACAGAGGTAAGTCTGGTCCCCTGATCATATTATCAGATAAAGGAGCCGGCAAAATTAAGGACTGGGAAGGTAAATATTATCACTCTTATCAAAAAACTGTAGGTAAGACTAAATTAACTCATTATGATACAACAGAAATTTACAGAGCGGAAGAAAATTGAAAGATAAACTTGTGGTGGTGATAAAGCGTGGCTGGATACTTCAAAATCTATCGAGATATATTTGAAAGCAGTATATGGATGCAGCCAGTTGATTTACGATTGTTTATATACCTGATTGGACAGGCCCGCTATAAAGAGCAGCCAAACACCAAATATAAGAGTTATGGAATAATTATTAAACGCGGGCAGTTCCTCAGGTCTTATAGAAAAATAAGAGATGATCTAGAGTATTTTGAGAACAATGCTCTTAAGCATTATAGCCTTTCAGTAATCAAACGTTCGGTGGATAGACTTGTAGATCAAGAAAGAATAGAAATTGAGCAAACTAAGCTTGGAACACTCTTTACAGTCGTTAATTACCGGCAGTATCAGGATTATCAAGAAAATAATGATGAGCTTGGAACAGACTTGGAACAGGGTTGGAACGGACTTGGAACGGACGCGGAACAATACAGTAAGAAGGGGAAAGAAGGATGTAAGAAGGGGAAAGAAAAACGTTCGGACTCTGAAAGCCCGAACCCTCCTTCTAAAACCGAAGAAGATAACCCAAAATATGACGAAGATTCTAGACCTTATAAAGCAGCAATGCATTTAAGAAAAAGGATCTTAGAAAATAATGAAAAAGCTCAGGTTCCTAAACCGGATCCTAAGTCAATGGAAAATTGGGCTTATGAAATAGACAAATTAAATAGATTGGGCCCAGTAGGAAGAAACGATGCCGGATATGATTGGAAGGAAATTGCAATGATAATGGAGTGGTGTCAGGATCATCACTTCTGGAAGAGCAACATTTTATCAGCCGGTACTTTTAGAGAGCAAATAATCAAATTAGAAAATCAGATGAAAAGCGATATTAACAATGGAGATTGGAAAGGATCTAAAAACTCAAAACAAAAAGGAGATAAGAGAAAAGAATTATTTTTAAAATATAAGGATCAAGAGAACAATTCCGGAGGTGAATAGATTGGAAAAAACAGAGGTCATACAGTTACTTAGTATTTTAGATAAATATTATAACCATAAATTTAATTTTCCGGTTGAAGATGATGATGAAAATGCTCTGGTGATAGAGACTTGGCACGATTATCTGGGAGAATATAAATATAAAGTTGCATCTGTAGTGCTAAAAAAAGTAATGATTGAAAAAGAATGGCCACCGACTCCCGGCGATTTAATCAAAGAAATACAAAAAGCAGTAACTAAAGATAATCCAGTAATGAAGATCAGCGGACCGGAAGCCTGGAATATGGTAGTGAGTGCGATTAGAAGACACAGTTGGGTTTATAATCCTAAAAAAGTAAAGGAAATTTTACCGGAACCAGTTTTGAAAGCTGCAGAAGTAACAGGATTTAGTTTAATTAATAATAGTGGTGATGATAATAGCTTTATTATGAATAGATTCATTAAGACTTACGAACAAATTCAGGAGCACGAAAAAGAAAGGATGCTGCTTCCCAGTGGTATTAGAAAAGACATTGAGAGATTAGAAAGACCAGAAGTCAAACAACTTGCAGAGAGGATGAGTGATAATAATGAATAATGAAGTTTTCTTGGAATGGGACAATGCAAATCAGGAATTAGAGAAGTTGGCAGACGCAGCATTTATTTATCCAGCATTTTCAAAAGAAAACGGTCATATTTCTATTAACTTATTTTTTATTGATGAAAGAGGTTTAAATATAAAAATACCTCAGGAACATAGAAAGCAACTGGAGCAAATTTTAGTGGCTTTAACTCAAGAAATTATCCAGAAAGTTGGGCTTACAGTTATAGGGATGGTTTATAAAAAAGAGGAACTGACAGATAAAGTTAGAAAAATGATGGCCCGGGATGCAATCAATAGATTTAAAAAATATTTTGAGGATCATGATCTAAAAGATTTTATAGGTAGAAAGTTTAGAAAAAAATTAGGATTGCCGGTTGAAAAAGATAAAGAATATACTATTAGATTAGCCTGGGAGGATGAGGAACAATGAAACCAATTATAGTGAATGGAAACATTGATTCAGATACTAAAGATGATATGGCCGACCTACTCAGAGACTTTAAGAATGATAATAAAGGTAAAAGAATTAAAATTGCCGGACCATTTATTGAAACAGCATTAAGTGTTGCAAATTATGAGAATGTTGAAATTGAATTAAGCGAAAATTATAAAGAAATTAGACTAAATATTACTGATAAAGACGTTGAGATTTCGGCTTAAGGAGTTGGTTGAGGTGCCAGTTGTTAATACAAATGTAAAAGAAATAGGTTATGCTGCATTAGCTCTGGCCATAATCGAGGGATATACACCAGAAGGAGCTCTGCAGGTAGTAGAAACAGGAGAAGAGCCAACAACTAAATTTAATGGGACAAATGATGTTTTGGATATGATTATTTTAAAATATACCGATGATATGACTTATAAAGAGGTCGGAAGAGTTTATAATCTTAGTGCAGATAATGTCTATAACAAAGTAAGAAGATTAGCAGCCAAAAAAAGAACTGAGGATATCGTGAAACTCTATGATGCCGGACTCGATTTTAACCAGGTGGCCAAAGTTTTTAGGATGTCCAGACAGGGAATCTGTTATAGATACAACAAGGTCAGGGGTGGAGACAATGAAGAGTCATGAGGTTATTTTCAAGAAAGACGGCAGAGTTAGAAAAGAAGTGATCAAAGCAAGAAATCAGTCAGTTGCAGTCGAAAAAATTAAAAAGAAATACAGGACCACTCATGTTATAAAAGTCAGAAAACCAAAAGTAACTTTTGATGAGATATTAAATAAATTGTTAGGGTGATCAGGGTGAGTAAAAAAATTGAAGTAGGTGATACAGTTCAAAGAAAATATACATTTGGAACTGGTAATAAGACGATCGAGGGAGTAGTGCTGGGGAAAGATGTTAACAAGATATCTGGAGAGACCTGGTTAAGAATAGCGGTTAGAGGTAATCTGAATTATAAAATTCTATCACCAGAGAAAAGATGTAAGAAAATTGATAAAAAATATAAACTGCATGAAGATGGGAAAATGAAACTTTTTGAGGAGTTTTAAGGATGAGTGATTATGTTTGGCTGCAGATTATAAAACATGCACTTCAACATTATGTTAAAAGAGAAGATGCGAGCGAAAAAGACTTAAAACAGGAGCGAAAAGTAATGAAATATTACAAGGATAGAGTTGATAGTTTTAAGGCGAGACACAAAATAGGAGGTTAACAATGGGCGGTTTTCGTAAAAATATCAAAGATAGAATAAAAAAAGAATATAGTCAATTATCAGATGTAGAAATAGAAGAGATCATTAAAGAAGCTGAGAAGAAGGTGGAGAATGATGAAAAAGAAAAAGCAAAATAGATTTATTTATAGAATTCATTACAGAACCGCAAATGGTAGTGGAGGATGGAAAAGGATAATAACTAAGGATAGAATGACCGTCGCCAGAAGGGACCAATTAGAAAAAAGTTGATGGATAAATATGATTATTTAAGAAAGCTAAAAATATTAGTGACTAAAGTAGAATGGGTTAATAAAATTGGATAAAGATTCAAAACTTAAATGAGGTGATATGAAAATGGACTTAACAGTATTTTACGAGCTGCTTAATGATATAGAGCAGAATCCAGAAGCTAAGACAGTAATAATGCCGTATGATATTTGGTTCAACTTTAAAGGAACAGAGATATTTATGAATTATGGCCGGTTCATATCTGCTGAAGACGGACATATAAGATGTTTTGAAGATGACCCAAAAGATAAAGTGGAGCTTTTTGATTTAGAACTCATTAGAGTCTCACCACACTTAATGGAACGCGATTATTTATTAACAGAAAAAGTTATTACTAAAACAGGAATTGAGAAGATTATTGAGTTAGAAAAAATAATTGCTGCAGCTGAAGGAGGTAAATAAGTGGAAGACAAACTTAAAGGTCCCTGGGAATTTATAGAATATAAAAACTCGATGTTTACAGTTTTAGAAGTTAAAGACAAAAACAATAATAAGGTGATTGCTAATTTTGTTGCAAATGATGAAGATTATCCGGATAAGAAAAGGTTGGCCCTGGCAATATCAAAAATACCTGACTTACTAAAGCTATTTGCGACTATCAAAACAGAGGTTAAGCTAAAGGATCAGAAAGAAAACAACTCTGATGATCAGAATATGATGATTAATTATTTAATCAAAGAGAACTCAGAGGAGCTGGCCCGGATTATTAAAGAAATAGAAGTTGATTTAAATGGATAGTAGATATTTATTTTGGTTTATATTTATCTGGTGTTTGATTACAATAGCCAGAGCGAGAAAATAGGGAGGCGAAGATGGATTTAGGAAACATATTATTTGCAATTGTTGGAGTAATTTTCGGAACCATAGTCACAGCTACAAAACTGCATAAAGAAAATTATGAACAGCAGAAGATGATCAATAAATTAAATAATAAATTAGTTCTTGAAAAAACTTCAATAAAACTCCTTATAAAAATGTATGAGGAGCAAGTAATAAAAAACGTAAACGATAAATATGCTAGAACATGTGAACCACCTAAGAAAGATTTTAAAAAGATTAAATTTGAAAATGAACCAATATTTCCGGGGTTGGGAAAAGAAGGTTTCGTTTCAGGAGGACAAAATTATTATGGTATCAGAAGTCCTTTTAGCTGGGTAGAATTTTATTCTAGACCTTATTTGCCATATTCAGCTAGAAAAGAATTGGAAAACAATAAAGAGGTGGAAAACAATGATGAAATATAAAACTGATTGCGGAATGGAATTTAATTCATCTAAACATTCATGTAAAAAAGATGTTAATTTAGAAAGGGAATCAATCAAAGGTAACCCGCCCAAAAATCAAAAAGTTGAATTTGGGATGAATGAAAAATGCAAAGGGTGTGCAGTAGTAAAAGAAAAAATTGATAAGCAGCTAAATATTGAAGATGGAACAATTTTTAAAACTAAAGTTAAGTACTGTGAAGCTAGATCAATAACCCCTGAAGAAAGATACTGGCTGCTGTTGGATAGTTTGAGAGAGACTATTTCGGTATCAGTTAATGATTATGAAACCAGAGAAGGTTCATTCGAGCGGTTAGATGAGTTGCATAGAATTAATAATAAACTCTTGAAAGTAGCAAAATTGGCAAAAGATTTGCTTTTAAAATTAGAAGTTAATTCAGATGCCTGCGGGAAAATGAATACAGTTGAGTATTTAGAGGGAGCAATCAGAGACGCGGAAGGCAAAAAATAATGACTTGCCTAAAATGTGGAAAAGTTATTGTTACAGATACCGATCAGCCAGAATTTGGAGTCTGCGATAATTGCATAAAGAAGAAAGGTGATTAGATGCTTGAGACTATTATAGCAGCATATTTAATAATGGGTTTATTGATAACTGTAAGTTTAGGAGATGTTTTTAGTTCAGTTTATATAGATTGGCAAGATATTTGGCTCGACATATTACTCTTTATTTTTGGAGTTATTATTTCTCCAGCAATAGGATTTTGGGTAATTGCTGTAGGAATTATTGAAAAATTTAGAGGGAAGTTATGAATTTGGATTTTGATAAAATAACTGTACATGACTATTGTGATTATTGCGGACAAAAGGTTGTAGTCGGCTCTAATGAAAAAGGTAGAATATTGTGCGACACATGCGAATCACACGAGAAAGATAAAGCGGATATTGTAGATCATCAAGGTGAACAAATTACAAAATTAAAAAGAAAAAATGAAAAACTATCAAGCAAAATTAAAATGTATTTGAATAAAGCTAAAAAAGAATTAAAAGATCTGGAAAATGAGGATATGGTAAATCATGATTTTGGTTATGCACAAATGTACCAGGAGAGAATTGATATTTTAGAAAAAATATTAAACAATTTATAAAAGAAAAGGTGATAAATTATGGCCCAAAACATAGCAGTTAATTGTGAAGTTAAGCGAAAATTTGGTAAAAAAATAATTATGCTTGATGACGCTTTAAAAAAAGAAAAAGGAAAAAACTATAAAGATAAATACAAAACTGCAGCACCACCTAATGTAATGAGCTTTGATGGAAAAGAAGATTTAGTGAGAGTTTCTTTAGAAGAAAAAAGAGCTGATGAATGATGCCTAAATTGGAAAACAAACTTCACAATCATCCTATTATGGAAAAGAAATTAGGACTAAATTATGATCATGTAATTATTGATAGGGAAGTTTTTGAAGAATTGAAATATATGCAGTATAAAAATAATGGTTATATAAACATTAAGGAGAGTGAATAATTTTGTTAAACAGAATATTACTTATTGGCAGGCTGACACGAGATCCTGAGCTTCGTTACACCAGTAATGGAACTCCGGTTTGTAATTTTACAATAGCAGTAGAAAGAAATTATACCAATCGTGATGGAGATTATGATGTAGATTTCATTAATATTGTCACTTGGAGAGCTCTTGCAGAAAATTGTGCTCGGCACCTTGGAAAAGGAAGACTTGTTGGAGTCGATGGATCACTGCAGATTAGAAAGTCAGAAAACAATAACAGAACTTATATTAATCCTGAGGTTAATGCAGATACAGTTCAGTTCTTAGATTATGCAAAAAACAAAAGAAATAATTCACATAATAATAACCGGCAGCAGAATTCTAAAAATAACAACCAAGGGAACAAAAAACAGCAGCAGCCACAGAACAATAATCAGAACAGTCAAAGTCAGCAGCAACCTCAAAATCAGCAACAGAATTTTAACCAGAATCAGGGAGGAAACGGAAATTTTGATCCTGATGACTTCGATGTTCCTTTTTAGTCGCAAAGTTCAGCACTTAAAAATAGAAAGGAGATAAGATGGGATATATAAGCAGAGAAGATCAAAAAATAGCAGAAGTACTAAGTCACTTTCAACTTTACCTTAATGACAAAATAGATAAGTATAAAGAAGTTGATGCGGTAGAAAAACCGGCTAAGTTTATGCGCTCTATTAAGATGGCCCGGACCTATACCGGCAAAGTTAAGGACATGCTGGTTAAGGATGCAGCCAAAGAACAGAAAGAAAACATTGCTCAAAAAGTGCAGGAGACAAAACTTTCACTTGATTATACCAGAGTGGCCAAAAAGAAAAAGAGGAAAATGAGGAAAGAAAACGATGTCACTGTAATAGATACTGATGATCTTTATGACATCATCGATAAGACTGTAAAAGTTAACTGTCTTAAATGCACTAAATCAAAAAAAGAAATTGAAGAATGTAAATTAAGGCAGCACTTACTTAAATATGACATTCCAGTAATTCATGATGATCCAGAGCATAGCAGCTGCCCTTATAAAGTGTTGCCGGATATGGTGCAAAATGAATGATTATTATATCTGCGACATTAAAGGTTGCGGCGAACAGATCAGGAATGGCCGGTTTTGTCACTATCATAACTCACTAACCAGGTACCGGCCATGTGCCTGGTATTATCACAAAGATTTAGGGACAGCTGCAGTTGCATGGTGTGGAAAGAAAGGTAAAAGATTTATTGAGGTCAACTGCAAAGGTTGCGAGGATCACATTAAACCTGAGGAAGGAATCGAAATCATCGAGAAGTTAACTGGACTTAATGGAGGTGGAGAATGAATATTAGCAAAGAGGTTGAAGAAATAATGAAAGATGATGAGCAGCCATTTATTCAAGTAAGAAAAAGATATACTGATGAAGGTAAATATAATCCATGGTATTTGAGTAATAAATTATCTTTAAAAGAATATGGTTTAATGTCTTATCTCTGGTATGTGGTTGAGTACACAAACACTTTTAAATTAAGATATTTAACTTTGAAATTTGAAACTACAGAAAAAGATATAAAAAACTCAATAGATAAATTAATTGAAGAAGGTTATCTTCAAATTTCAAGAGTTCCGATTCCGAAGAAAGTATATAGATTTGATATATTCAGAAATAAGTATAGAACAAGTAGCAGATACACTTCAAAGGATTTATTCTAGGAGTGAGATAAATGGGAGATCTAGAATTAGTAAGAGATAGTGGAAAAATTACTTTTAAAAAAATAAATGATAATAAAAATAATACAATGATTGCCGGCTGGATTTCAGCTAAACGTACCGGCATCTGGCTTAATCATATTAGAGGATTAGAAAATAGATTTTTTGATATTGAAGAAAGGCCAGAAATTAATGAAGATCACATTACTCTTTATGAGTCCGGTCAGATAATTGGGTGGATAGAAAAAGAGCATAAAAAAGAAATTAAGAACATGCTCTGGAAGCATCTAAAACATTATACTCATGAACCGGCAGAAAAAGAAGTCAAAAAAGAGGTTAAAGAGGAGCCGGCAGACTTTGGCCAACTGGCATTATTTTAAAAGACAGGAGTGGAAAAATGATTTTATCAGATCAAGAAATTATAAAAGCCCAAACAGAACATAATATAATAAGTGATTTAATCCGGACCAGGTGGAGCCGGCATCATACGATCTAAGGCTAGCAGATAAAATATTGCTGGAAAGAAATTATGCAAGACCTATAGGAATGAATGAAGAGGTTAAATATATACCGACATCAATCAATGACCGGCCACTCAATCCACAAGAATTTGTTTTAGGCAGCACCGAGGAATATATTTCATTGCCGGATAATCTAGCAGCATTTGTTACCGGCAAGTCTACAATCGGAAGAAAAGCGATAGAGGTTCATCAGACAGCTGCATGGATAGACCCGGGGTTTCAGGGTAACATCACTTTAGAGATTATTAATAATTCTTCAAACAGAAGAAAACTCAAGGCCGGGGAATTAATAGCTCAGATAGT